TTTTCGCACCATCTTTTAAGTGCGTCTCCGTCAATCGCCCTTGCCATTTTTCAGCGCCTCCTCAGTCGCAATCATCTCGATTACCGGAACAACTTCAAAGTCTTTGTCCCACGAAGAACATCCGCTTCTAGCCTGCGCCTCAGAACGATAGGTCTTGACGGAAACGTCTTTTATTTCCGATATGGGGCGAAAACTAAAATTCTTTGCTAGACCGCACCAAACCTCTGTTCTGTTTTTCCGCATGACCACATAGCGCTTGCGCTCAATCCGCATCGTTCAGCGCCTCCCTTTCGACTTATGAAAAACCAATTTCAGCAGCCACAGGACCAACCATATCCCAGTGGCAACGGACAAAGAAAACTCGATGGAAAAGCACATTGTGATGAGCTTGATAATTCCGACTGTAAATGCCCAACTTATTGCGTAGCCAACAATCAAGCCAATGATAAGAATTAACCCTTTACGCATCGTTCACCGCCTCCAGTTATAATCTCTCCATTACCATCTGCACAGCCTCGTCCGTCATGGGAGCGCCGCAGTAACCGCAAAAATTCAAGAAGTTATCCGGGCTTTGCTTGCCACACTTTGAACAGTAAAGGTCGTCATACTCGCACCTCTCGTCAATCGTGACCTCGTGCTGTTCGCCCATGTCATCAAAGCCCTTAACGCGTCGAAAGCCCCCACGGTGCTTATGACGCTTTACCCACTCACCCCTCCACACCTTCTCCACCTGCTCCCGGCTGACGGGGCGGAGGGCGGAAATAATCTCTAACGGGTCTAAGGCTGATATGACCGCTTCTGCGGCTTCTCTGCTGGGAGTATAATGGCAAAGGTTCCAATCCTCTAAAATTTCGTTCGCTTCTTCCCGCGTCATGGCTGGGCCTCCCTTTCCATCTTCTCTCTGATGGCCGACAGAATGAAATCCCGGTTCAGCACATACAGGTCCGTAATTCCGTGCTCCTTGCACATCTTGATGATCTCGTCCATGATGTAGTTTTTGATATCTTCTTTCCAGAGGACAACCGCCTGTATCGTTGCAGAGGCCACGGTGTTTCCATCCTCGTCTGTTCTGACTTGCAAGGCTGGGTCCCCAATGTCAACATATTCTCCCGGGTTCTTCATTCCATCCCCTCCAGCATCTCCATCTCCTCCGCGCTCAGGATCGGCGCGCGAGTGTTCCATTCCAGGCGGGCGCGCCTAACACTGACAGAAATCGGCGTTTGTACGGTACACCTCTTGCATTGCATGACAACTCGGATGCTCTCATATTTGCAATCTACCCATTGGTTTTCGTAGACTTCTCCGCCGCAGAACGGGCACGGCAACAGCACCCCTGCATCCGTCAGCCGCTTCGCCGCCTCGTGGTCGCCCAGCAGGGCGCGCTTGACATCATTCATAAAATCCCTCCAGCCTTATTTGATCGGCATTTCTTTGCAGGCTTTTCATCTGTTCCCTATAGGCTAAAAACTGCCTTGTGTACTCGTATGACTGCCCGAAGACAGCCTCCATTGCTCTATACCGCTTGGGTTCAAACTCATGGACAAGATCAATCTCCTGTTCAAAATCTTTTCCAAACGGGCAGCCAGCACAACCTGTACGCTTCATACCCCACAATTCGTAGCAGTCTGACCTGATGATTCCGGCCCATTTCCGATATGCCTCTTTTTCCGCATCTCCCCACCAAAAGACTGGACGGTAGTTGTCGGGGCCACAAAAAATCTCGTCATAACACGATTTATAGGCGCTGCTCCGTGTTCCACCCTCTTTTTTGCGGATACCAGTGATGTTAAGGTCGTAATCTCCAATTAAAAGTTCCTTGTGTGCGGGCACCTTTTTTGAATACTCGCAGCACTTGGCTGAAATCCTAAAATCTGGTGGGTTCTGCCGGATAAACTCCTTCAGACCTTTGACATACGCAATGTTAAACCTAGATTCTCTCCCGTTAGCTGTCTTGAAATCATTGCACCACCACCTGAGCGCTGAGCGGCATCCAGGATATCTGTCGAGCAACACTTTCAGCGGCTTATCCTCCCATTGGAACCCGTGTTTCTGGAGCCGATAAATCATGCTGGACACATACTTGGACCAGAACGGAACCCCATAATCTCGGCAACAACTCGGGATTGCCTTTTGGGGAAAAAGTCGCTTGATCTGGATGCCATAACGCTCTTTGAGGCGCATCAAATGCTCTTTCGTAGCGTCATATTCCAGACCTGTGTCGTTAAACACAAATGTTGTTTTAGCCCGGCCTCCACACCGAATGACCAAGTCCAGAACAATATCGCTGTCATAGCCCCCAGAAACCGAGCACATGACCTTCTCGTGCTGCTTTATAGTGTAGTAGCATTTCTGTGCTGTGTTTTGGATTTCAAAAATCTGCGGCCAGTTAGATAAATCAGGTACACCATAGATATCTAGCTTGATCTCACTGATTTTTTTCTCCTGAAAAAGCGTTATTTCCTCCACTGCTCTTCCTTCTTCCCTTTACCTTGTTCCAGCGGGCAGCGCTCGATGGCATATGTAGTCACCCAATGCTTTACGCCGCCCTGGCATCTGCCTACAACAAACGTCCGTTTCTTGGCCGTCCAGCCCGGTACAGGTTTCTCTTCCCGCAGCCATGGGCACTGATTGATCGGGCAACAACAATCCATACAGGGGTTAGCAGAGTAACGGCGGATGGGGACCAGGTATTGTTCAAGTTCGCTCACGTCCTGCCTCCCATTCCCGGTACAGGGAAAACCAGTCCTCCGCCCGCATCGTCACCAGCCACTCGCAGCGGCTCCGCCGGTGGGCTACAATGGGATATTCCCAAGGAGGCGCATCGTGCTTGGCCTGGGCCATGGCTGCCTCCAAATCCAGCCGCTCCACACGCTTAACTTCCTGATGGATGCCGGGCAGCCCTACAACGTCAGAGGCGTCACCAGTGTTCCCGCAATACTGAGCCGTGCGGCGGCAGTCATAGCCCTGCCCACGGCAATAGCTGGCCCATTCCAGCTCTCCGCGCTTGCCTTTTTGCTTGCTATTCATGGTTCCTCCTTATGCTGATACATTGCCCGGATGTACTTGTACGTCTCGTCGTTCATGCTTTGGGCAGTAGGCTTTTCCTTCCCGCCCGATTTCTTCAGGCGGTCAAAGATGATGCCTCTCCAGTTGCAGGCCATACAGTACCGGATCAGCTCGGCAACGGCCGTTTCTCCGTATCGGGCTGCATTGTTTCTGATTTCAGAGACCAGGGACTGCAAACCGGTTTGCCTATACGGCTCCCGCCGTTCCCGCTTGTACGCCAACCATTCGTCAAGGGCAGATTGGAGCTCTTTCCCAAAGCCGGTCTCCCCCGGAGAGGGGGTAGGGGGAGAATAAGATTCATTCTCTTTCTCTAACTCTTTCTCCTTCTCCTTCTCTTTCTCTTTCTCTTTCTCCCTTACCGTTTCCTCTTGCTTCCGGTTTGCTTCCGGTTTGCTTCCGGTTTGCTTTCGCTTTCCTCCTGCCTTTCCTGATTCTGCTTTGCGTCTGCTTGCGTCCAGATTCGGCTTGCTTAAATCGAACACGATTGCCGCAGACTCGGCAATGCTATCCAGATTTGGAAGCTCTCCGGTTAGAGCGTATCCGCAGATTGCATCATAGGCGTCGCAACGATCCGCCTTTTTCTTAATGCGGGATATGGATTGGAAGAACGACGCATAGAATGTGAATTGTGAACGCTCCATAATAGCTTCACTTCCTTTTCTTCAGCTCTTCCTGCTCCGCAATTTTATACATCATGTGGGCGGCATAGCTGATGGCTTGCATCAGGTCTAGTTTGCCAGGGCCCTTGATCTTGCTGTATGCCTCGCAGATTTTCTCGTCTCCGAAGTAGAGAGACATATTGAGGCTTTTCCCGCCGGAGACATCTATCCGGGCAGTGTATGATCCGCTGGCGGCACTCTGAGGCGTTGCTGCCTGCTTCTTCTTGATCTGGGAGAGGGGGATGCTTAGCTGATAGCAAAGCAACTTGGCAGCAGACTCTTTCATCTGCTCAGTACTAATGCAATAGCTGATGTATGCGTCTGAGTAACCAAGATCACGAGATGCTTGCGAGAGGGTCTTCCCACTTTCTGTAATGGCATCCCGCAAGGCATTCCGGTCTAACTCAATGACGTTTCCTTTCATCTGTATACCTCCTATTTATCGTGGTTGCTGTTCAGTTAAAACGGCAGTTCGCCGTCCTCTTCGCCGATCTCGGCGAAGTCTGCGGCTGAGACGTTGACGCCACCGCTCTGGATGGGGAAGTGGGGCTCCTTTTCTGTGGGCCACACATAGTCCGCTATCAGGTCTGTATAGGTTTTGCCGTTGTACTCCCGGCTCTCCAGCCGTCCGGCGGCGATGACCCGGTCGCCCTTCACCATAACGGACAACTGGCGGGCCAGATGTCCCCAGCCCTTGACAGTCAGGAAAGCGGCGGTTCCGTCCTTGCGGCCATAGGACCGGACGGAGATGGAGCCGACCTCCTTGCCGCTGCTGGTGATGCGGATATCGCCGTCACAGGTGGCCTTTGCGATGACGAAGCCGGTCTTGACCTCTTTGCCGCTGCGGTCATAGTCCGTAATGCCATTGATAAACATTTAGGTACCCTCACTTTCCACACGCTTCATGCAGTTCGCACAGAGCTGGCGGCCAAACCGACGGTTTGCATAGCTCACCATATCTTTCACATCCCAGGGCTTTCCGTCTCTCTTTTTGACGGGATAGATCAGTTCGCCGCAGTCGTCGCAGCGATATTCCTTGCGCTGTTCGGCGGCTGCCTGCTCTTTTGCAAACTCGTCCGTGTCCGCGTCCTTTGTATCATCAATGCAGAAAAGACCGTTCAACGCGTACTTTCTGGCATAGCTTGACGCGGTGCCGGTGATCTGGCTGTCATCCATTCCCTTCTTGTCCTCGCTCTCCCGTGCATAAGCAGAATTTGAAAGGCAGCCTGTGGAGGCGGTGTCCCATAGGGTGGCAGTGGCGTGGATGTAATATCGCTCACCAATACACTCCAACTCGTCAGAGACAGTTAGCAGCAGCTCATGCTTGGCAAGCAGCGGCTTTACTGCCTCCATAATGTCCTCACAGGACCGGTACTTATATCCGCCAAACTTGTTCGTGCGGCCCTTTGGGGCTTTCAGCTCCGTTTGAACAGCGGAGACGCGGGATAAAAAATTATTTTCCATCAGCGAAACTCGCTCCTTTCCTTGATGCTGCGGCCGTCCAGCCACTCGTCCAGCTGGTCCTCTTCCTCTTCCCGGAGAGTGTCGGCGAAGTCCCGGAAACGGGCTAGAAGGGACCGGCGGCAGGATTTGCAGAGGATGCTTCCAGCGGGCATATAGCCTTTGCAGATGGGGCAGACGGCGGCGTCCTCGATATAGGGCTGGCCGCAGACGGGGCACAGCTCATCCCGGTAGCGGTAACCGGGGAATACGGTGGAGTCCGTGCCCTCCCGGACCATAGGGGCGTCAAAGTAGGCGTTACAGATTTGGCAGTGCTTCATGACTCGCCTCCGATCCGGAACGCATCTTCTGCGGGAATACCCATGAGATGGGCCACGCTGTCCCGGAATGGCCTGGAGGCAGCCAATCGCCCGGAGAGCATCTGGTATGCCTGAGCGTATGAGACGCCGCCCACGTCCTGAATGAAGCTCTTGACCACGCCGCCATAGTTTTCTACAATGTACCTTCGGATGACCGGATACAGCACGGACGGGGGACGAGGCGGGATTCGGATGCAGGCCGACAGGTCATTCTTGATGGTGCAGTCCGCGTATCCGATTTCCCGGGCGATCTCCTGCCAGTTGTGGCCGTCGATCCGCATCGTGAATGCCTTGATACGTTCTTCTCTTGTCAAATAGCTCCCTCCTCGATGAAATAGATTGTAGCGGTACGGACTCCGGCCTGGATGGCAGCCTCGTGGCTCTCCATGCAGAGGTCGATGTGGGCGCCTTTCACGGCGCTTCCGGTATCGTCCGCCCGGTAATAGTGGAGTTCTCCGTCTCCGTAGTCCACCAGGACATCAGAGCCCAATGGGATGATGGACGGGTCCACGGCCACGGAGACGCCGGGCGTGGCCCTTCTGCCGCTGGCGGTGATGCCGTCGGACTTGCCGCAGCAGCGGGAGCAGGTGCAGTAGTGGGTGACTGTTACATCATCCAGGCGGACGGCATGGGACAGCAGCGCCGCCTCGATCAGCTCGTTTTCCGCTGCCTCCTGCTCCTCTTCGGTGAGATAACAGCGGACCAGGGCCGGGGTATCGTCGCCAGGGAGGCTGCCGCCCTCTGTGGTGAGCGCCATCTTGCGCAGGGCGGGCGGCTCTGCCTCCACGGTCATAATCAGGTAGCTTCCCAGCCACGCCAGTAACAGAAGCAGGAACAGAAGATATGTAATCAGCTGCCGCCTCTGGCTCCGGCGCCGCCGCTCTTCGCGGGTCAGCTTTTTCATAGGATATGCCTCACCGCTTCTTCTCGGGTAATATAGAAATGGATGCCCGTGCTGCACCCGTTCCAGCGGTTTTCGTCGAAATCCGAAACGGAGACCACAGTTCCGGGAATGTAATGGAAGTTCTTATCTCTATCACTGACGGCGGCCTGCTCCAATGCATTCCCCTCTAAATCCTGAATCTCCAAAACGGTTGCCTTTGAGCAGCGGCACTTCCGGCCTGCTGCGGAACTGCGCACGGCATCTTCGGTAATTTCCAGCTTTACAATGCACTCATGACCGCTGGTTTTGACCCTTGCCTTTTTCCAGCCGACAAAAGCGCCGATTTCCGGGCAGGCAATGGGATAAAATAAATTTTTTGCCTTTTCAATGTAGTCGGCCCCGGACAGGTCGGCCCTGGACAGGTCGGCCCCGGACAGGTTGGCCCCGAACAGGTTGGCCCCGGACAGGTTGGC